TCACACCAGTTACATTGAGTTGTGATGCTCCTAAGGAATTCGTATTAGTTGTACTTAAAGTAGAAACTCCAGTAATACTCAACTGAGACCCATTAACGATTCCTAAAGTGGAAACTCCAGTAATAGTAGTTTGAGTTGCCTTAAGATCAGTTACTGTTGAGACACCAGTGATACTTAATTGAGATCCATTAACAACACCAAGAGTTGAAACACCAGTGATTGTAGTTTGAGTTGCTTTGAGATCAGTTACTGTTGAGACTCCAGAAACATTAAGTTGAGATGCCCCAGTAACACCTAAAGTAGAAACACCAGTGATTGTAGTTTGAGTTGCTTTGAGATCAGTTACTGTTGAGACACCAGAAACCCATAGTTGCTTAGAGAATAATGTTGATCCAGTAACTGTAGTAATTCCAGCAAAGGTAGAAACACCAGAAACATTAAGTTGAGATGCCCCAGTAACACCTAAAGTTGAGACTCCAGTAATGGTGGTCTGAGTTGCTTTGAGATCAGTTACTGTTGAGACACCAGTGATACTTAATTGGGAACCATTAACGATTCCTAATGTTGAGACTCCAGTAATGGTGGTCTGAGTTGCTTTGAGATCAGTTACTGTTGTTACACCGGATACATTAAGTTGTGATGCTCCAGTGACACCAAGGGTTGAAACCCCAGTGATTGTAGTTTGAGTTGCCTTTAGGTCTGTTACTGTTGAGACGCCAGAAACCCATAGTTGCTTGGAGAATAGCGTGGATCCAGTGACCGTAGTAATTCCAGCAAAGGTAGAAACACCAGAAACATTAAGTTGTGTTGCATTTAATGATGATGTGGTGGTGGTTGTTAGTGTAGTAACACCAGTGATCGTTGCATTTCCAAAAACAGTTAAGGCATCAGTTGCTGTTGTAGTTAAAATGCCAAGATGACCTTTTCTAATTAGAACGTCATCAGTTGCATCTATAAATTCAACAGAGTTTATTGCTGAGGATGAATTGTTGAAGTTGAGGTCCCCATCAACGTCAACATTCAAATACCAACCTTCGCTGCCATTTTGCTCTTCAATGTAAATTGCCGATTCAGCAACTGTGCTGCTATTTGGGAGTGTCTTAAAAGCAGTTGCCCCTCTATTAACAACGACATTTGAAACATTTCCTACTACAAATGCTGCAACATAATCATTGGTTCTAATTCCAACAGAAGTAGCAGATCCAATTACATTAATATTATTTGAAAATGTAGAAACTCCGGATACGTTTAATTGCGTCACTCCAGTTCCATCTAGAGTTGTTATACCAGAAACATTGAGTTGGGTGGCGACTAAAGAATTGGTATTAGTTGTGCTTAAAGTAGTAACACCAGATACGTTAAGTTGGGTTAGACTTCCTGGACCACCACTAACACTAGTAGAGACTCCAGCATTAGAAGCATAAGTAGAGACTCCTGCTGTGGATGCATAAGTTGCTATACCAGCGGTAGTGGCAGTTCCCGTCAGATTTCCAACAAATCCTGACGCGGTTACAATACCAGCATTAACTATATTTCTACCATCATCAATAATGGTAGATCCTTGTATTTTAATTGCCATTACCGTCTTCGCGTTACGCTAGGTAGTCTTTATTATTTATCAATGCGTTTTTTAAGATCTTCTATCTCAATTTGTTGCTGCTTCACACATTCTATTAAAAGACCAATTAATCCATTATAATTCACTGTTTTGCTTTCTTCGCCAGACACCAATTCGGGCAAAACTTTTTCAACTTCTTGAGCAATCACGCCCAATGAATTTCTGCCACTTTCTTTCCACTGGAAATTTACACCTTGCAGTTTAATAACTTTATCTAACGGACTGTCAATTACACTTATGTTTTGCTTTAGATTGACATCAGATGCGGAGTTAAAATCTGTCGCAGTTACTATTCCAGTAAAATATCCATCTCCGGAAACTGTTAATCTTGAAGTCGCATTAGTGGTTCCAACACCAATATTGGACAAGGTGTGAATGCCAGCGCCAGCCGCAACCCAGTAAGAATTTCCGGCGCCTCCCGTAGCACTAATAGTAACATTTCCTGTGGATTGATTTATTGAAATTCCAGATCCAGCAGTTAAGGATGTTACGATTCCGGTTAAATTGGATCCATTACCAACAAACCCAGATGCAGTTACAACTCCAACACTCATTCCCAATGAGGATGTATTTCCTAACCCAAGAGTGGTATTAAGATCTTGTGATCCTGCACCGCCGGCTGATGCTCCGACCCATTTTCCAGTCGAACTATCATATCTTAGATATTTTCCATCGACTTTAGCACTATCTCTATCAATATCATCTAGGAATTCAAGACGAGTTTCACCGCCACCACCAATAGAAGCAAGCTGCTGCTGAACACGATTAATGAATATTCTGTAATGTTCCTGAAGTTGCTGCAGAGTTACAAAATTCTGATCAAGAGGCGTTACTGGATCTGAATTTTTTGTTGATGGCGCATCAACAATAATTGTTTCTGTAAGAATCTCTCTTTCATTGAACTTATTAAAGACCTCTTCCAGTCTGTTTAATTTTTTATTTAATTCGTGACTTTTTTCTTCAAGTCTATCTACTGGTATTTTTTTAATTACGTCACGAATGAGTTCTTCCTGAATATTTTCAATATATTCATTCTGAGTTTTGATATGTGATTCATTACGAAGTATCTCAACTTCCAGATCGGATATTTTCTTAGTAAGATCTTCCTTATACTGCTCAACCTCTTTTAATTCCCTATCGACTTTTGATGGAAGTGCCTTGATTCTATCAACATCCAATTCAGATACTGTTTTATCCAGCACCTGAAATTCTTTTAATATTACCGAAAGGCTGCTTTCATTGATACTCTCTAATGTGCTTGTAAGTTCTTCATACTTCTTATCTACAAACTCACCAATTCCATCAAGAGTTTGATTAACATTCTCCTCTAATTCCTCATATCTACTGTTAGTCCTATATTCAGAATCAACTATTAACTTTTTATACTTTGGAACTTCGATCTCCAGAAATTCATTTACAGACTGAGTTAGTGTAGAAACATCCAGTCTAATTTCTGTCAGATTCTTCTGATTTATTCCTTTAACTTTATTTTGAAGTTCTGATATGCTTTGCTCAACTACAATAAGTTGAGACATCATAGCACGATCAAGATCTTCCCTTTTTAAAAGATTTTGTATTTCGGATTGAACATCATCAACTCTACTAGAAAGATGATTTACTCTTTCTATATTAATTCTGTAATTGTCCAGAGTCTCAGAAAATTCAGAAAGAACTTCGATCTTTTCTAGATTGCTTTTAAAAGATTCAAATGCAGCAGAAAACGTGTTCAGATTGACATCCTTCGACACACTTTGAATCGTGCTGTCAACTGAAACAGAGTCTTCCTTCTTCTTAAAATAATCCGATGGTCTCTTAAGTGCCACTATTACAATCACTTACTTATAGGAATATTTATTATAAGCGATAACCTCCTAAATATCAATATCTACTTCTAGTTACGGACATGGCCAAATCCGCAAACAAAGGTTCAAAAAAAGGTCCCGCTAAGCAAGGTAAACAGAATCAAGGAAATACAACTGCTAAGAAAGCAAAAAACGGCGGCAAAAAGAAGTGAGGTATTATGCCAAGAGAATGGAATACTCCAAAGCGTGAGCCTTGGAATGCTCCGATTCATAATATTTTAAAGGCAATTGACAATCACACTCAAGAATATTTCAAGAGTGGAGATACTTGGCATCTGGAAAAAGCATCCATGCTTAGAGCATATGTTAATGAACTCAAAACCTGGATTCATAAAGAAGAGGGAAGATGATTCTATTTACACTACTAACAATTAATGTGGTGGGGTTTTCTATTGTTGGACCGGATTTATGTAAACTTGATCTTTACGATTCGCACAAAAAAGAACTATCATCTGCTCTAATATATTGCTCGACACCTGAAGATATTTCTGATATAATAACTAAATTTGGAGAATTAAAATGAATGGATTTCCCTGGGAAGTTGCTTTCGGTCTTGCTATGGTTATGGCTGGAACCCTCTATTGGGTATTCTCAATTTTACAGGAAGCAAACGCAGAAATGCAAATCAAAGAAGAGTCGGATGATTAAAATGTACACATATTACATCAAAGAAATTGTTAGAGTAATTGATGGAGATTCTTTTGTAGCAAGAATCGATCTAGGATTTCATACATATCTTGAAAAGAATATCAGATTATTGGATATTGATGCTCCAGAGTGTCGCACGTTAGATGAAAACGTAAAGGCATATGGACTAAGGGCAAAAGAAAAACTTCAAGAATATCTTACCAGTGGCGATGAAAAACTAATTTTCGTCAGCACTAGTATTGAAGATAAGTATGGAAGAGGATTGGGAATAGTCTATAAAGAAGGCAGAGACGTAACTGCCAATGAATTCATGCTTGCCAACGGATACGCATGGTCTTATGATGGGGGAAATCGTGCAGGAGAAGACCTTCATACACTAGCAGAACTATGATCCTAGAACTTCTAGCATCACTCACAATTCCCATGCATGGAGTTGTGACGCAGAGAATAAGAGAGCATCATCAAGCGATTGATATTGCATGTATGGTTGGTGAACCTATATACGCTGCTCATGATGGTGTTGGAAGAGGAAGCACATCTCACACTCATGGAAACACATTTATTCTAGTGAGTTCTGATGGATTGGAAACCCGATATAGTCATATGGATACGATGAAACCTGCGGGTTCCTATAAAACTGGTGAACAAATAGGAACTTGTGGCAATACAGGTTCTTGGTCTACTGGCCCACATTTACACTTTGAAGCATCTAATCTCTCTGTTTTAAACTTTCTTTATAATCCCTCACATTGATTATTATGCTGTATGTTTATCAGTTAAATGAAAATACCATCATTCTACATGATGGGTATATACAGACAGGTGTGTATAACAATTATACTGTAGAGAAATTTTTGAATTTAATCAATAAAGACGATATTCAATACACAGAAACTAATTGGTGTCCGGATATTTTTATCCATAGATATAAAAGAGCTAATTTTCAGAAGCACCTAAAAGTCGCAACTATAGGGTCAACCGATAATAGCTCTCAACCTATTGATATTTTTTATTGACAATCTAATCTTTATGCTTTTTCTTTTCCTCGATCCACCAATCGGGGTCTTTTTTTGTGCGCCATTTGGGCTCTGGAATTCCACTTTCAAAGTACCAATCACTTATTGCTTTGGAAATAATCTCACCAGTTTCCATCACTCTCTTCCTCATCATCAAGATCTCCATATGGGTTTTCCAAATATGGTCCTCTGATTCGTTCTGGTTCATGTGCGACATAATCGACTTCTTTAGTGGTTTCTGTTAACCATAATGCAAGTTTCGTCACCACAAAAATAATTGCCAAAGGCAAAAAGCACAATGACAGAAGGACAACATGATTCATACAGATTTACTCCAAAGATTTCCTTCCTCAATTCTTCTCTTACGAAGTCCCTCTTCTACCCTACTGCCAGGGTTTCGATAGAGGTATAATGCATCAGGAACTTTGCTCCATTCACCATTCTTCAAAACTCTAGTGATTGTTTCAAAATTTGCGCCACCATAAAAATATGCGCCAAGATTATATGCAAAGGATAATAAGGCACCTCTTTGATTATCATTCATATTTTCCCAATGTGGAATTCTTTCCAGTTGAGGAAGATACTTTTTAAGTAGAGACTCATAAAGAAGTTTATCTGCTTCTTCCTGAGTAATTGTGTCTCCAATTCTAAATGGTTGTCCATTCATTCTAGAGGTGCTTCCCCATCCAATAGTAATTGGAAGACCTCCTGTTCCGGGATCATAGTATGCTTTTAATTTACACCCCTCATATTTCTTAATTAGATCTACTCCAACTTTAGGAATATTATCATAATCATATTGATGAATAGAAACTTCCTTTCTATAAATTTTTGTAAAGTGATCTAAAACACTTTCATCAACATGTTCTTGAAGATAATCCCAGGCATCCATTTGATGAGATTCCTGATTATACCAAAATGCAGCATCTTTAAATTTCATAGTCATGAGAATGTCCTGCCCCAACCTGTTTTATCAACTTTTTGTGTCAACCAGCGATATTCCAATACATTCCTTTTATATACAACTCTCTTTCCATTTGTAACTGGTCCAGTATATCCATCATTTAAGGATCCATATGGATCATTGACAACATAATCACCATCTTTGGTTTTTCCTATGGCAACAATCATATGCCCGCCATAAGGTCTAGTCAAAGGTCCACGATGAAGAATTCCTAGAACAACTGGTTTTCCATTTTCAAGTTGTTTATCTAGGTCAGAAAATCCCATAGTTTGTGTGAAACTACTCTCCACTCCATATGATTTTAACACTCTGGTTTGAACAGAATGATCGGGAGAATCTCCAATCGCAAACACCTTTCTAAGGTATTCATCATCTCCACGTTCCCCCTTAAGTGTTCCAGGCTTTAAGTATTCCAAACACATAGCACAGGAGGAACTATTGCATGTTCTATCTTTATCTCTATAATTATCTGTCTGTGGATAATATGGGACATTTAGAATATCTTCTTGTAATTTCGTTCTATAGATACGAACCCAATTGGCACCTTCATCCAATAACTCCACGCACTTTTTCTGCATATCAACTTCCAACTGCTCCACAGCAGCAACATGCTTCGGATTAGTCGGATCAAAAAATTCAAAAAAATTGTGAAGATCTACAGTCATATTCCTATCCCAATACTAAATTTTATTTAGTTCCTTCGCACCATGAATTAATATAATTCTCCTGATCTTCTGTTAGAGTATCAATCTCGATTCCCATTGCTTCTAATTTAAGACGAGCAATCTCGGCATCTTTTTCTGCCGGAACGGGATGAATTCCTGCTTGCAGTTTTCCGCGATTAAGAACAAGATGCTCAACCGCAAGTGCTTGATTGGCAAAACTCATGTCCATAACGGCAGATGGATGACCTTCTGCTGCGCCAAGATTTACAAGACGACCATCTGCAATTACAAAAATATTATTAAATTCCAACTCATATTTTTTTACATATGGACGAACCTCAGTCACAGAATTTGCCAGATTCTCAAGTGATTGCATATCAATCTCATTATCAAAATGACCAGAGTTGCATACGATCGCACCATCTTTCATAGAGCGAAGATGATTACGACTAATCACATGCTTATTACCAGTCACAGTGATAAAGATGTCCCCAATAAAGGCAGCATCCTGCATGGTTGTAACCTGATATCCCTCAAGAGTTGCTTCAATTGCTTTTACTGGATCAATTTCCGTAACAATGACATTTGCACCCATACCTTTTGCTCTAAGTGCAACTCCTTTGCCACACCACCCAAATCCAACAACAACGACAGTCTTTCCCGCAAGAAGAATATTAGTGGCGCGGACAATTCCATCTAAAGTCGATTGTCCAGTGCCATAACGATTATCAAAGAAATGTTTGGTCTGAGAATCATTTACATTAATTGCAGGATGCCTAAGGACTCCATCATTCATCATCGCACGAAGGCGAACAATTCCAGTGGTAGTTTCCTCTGTGGTTCCAATCAGATCATCAATTTGCTCTGGGCGATCTTTTACTAAAGTTGCAACAACATCAGATCCATCATCAATAATAATTTGTGGACGATGATCTAAGGCAATCTGAACATGTCGCAGATAGGTCTCATTATCTTCTCCCTTGATTGCATATACAGGAATTCCATACTCAACTAGTGCAGCTGCAACATCATCTTGTGTAGAAAGTGGATTGCTGGCAATCAGAATGGAATCTGCCCCAGCATCTTTAAGTGCCATGCAAAGTTGAGCAGTTTCTGTAGTGACGTGATTGCAGGATACTAAGCGAATT